CCAGACGTACACCAACGAATCGGTAAGGTCGACGCTCGTGGCTACCACATACGGGTTCGTGGTGGTGCTGGAAACAACGTCGCCAACGCACCCACTTGCCTCTGCCGGTGTCGGTGCCGAGGTGTAAAGCGTCACTCCGCCGACCCACCCGGTGATGGAATCGGCCTCGTTGAACGCGGCACCACTGTTGCGAAGGTCTGTGACTACTACTGCCATTGCCGACCCCTATGCCAGAGGGCTGTCGCCGCGCACTGATGCGGCCACAGCAACCCGTCACCCGCTGGTGTCTCGATACACAGCGACAAGTCACCCGGTTCTGCGAACGAGGTGAACGGCGACCAGTTGCATTTCCCGAACACATAGCAAGCGTTCTCCGGGTGCTTGAACTCGGAGAGATAGCACGGTGCTCCCTCGGTAACGAACACGAGGTGGTGCTGCCTACGCAGCGCCTCCAGCATGGCACCAGCATCTGCCCATTCCGTGACCCGAGGCTGGTCAATGCCTGTGACCGGACTCATGTGCCACTCGTCCACCATGAAGTCTCGGACCACCATCTCCCATAGGCATGCTTCCTGGAGCGGCACATTGTGCCCGAGTTCCCACAGGCCAGCTACGGCAACGGTCATGGTGCAGCCTCATACCAGAACACGGCCTGCCCGTTATCTAGGGCACCATCAGCTGGCTCTGAAGACGCTACCTCGATGATCGCATGGAGGTGGTCGTCGAGCGTGTCCATGGCTTTCTGCACATCGTCATCCAATACGCTCAGGACGTTGTCGAAATCAGTGGTGTCGAGCGTAGTATCGCTGCCGCTGCCGCCACCTCCTATAATCGGGGAAGTCTTTGTGATGCCCTCAGCGACCTCCGCAAAGGAGATGACGTCCCACCAGTTCTTGTCCCCATATCTAGCGTCGAGATAGAGCACCCCGTCTTCATCTGGGCCGTCTGGGAGGAGATAGAAAAATCGGCGAGACCCAATGGCGCGCGGGCGCTCTTCAATTGTCTGACCAATCATGATCATGTTTTCAATGCGGTCGGTCTGCGGGATGTAGCTGTCGTAGATTGAAGAGTGCATCTCTCTCGACCAGCGAAGGAGGTCGTCGACAACCCCAACCACATCCCCGCTCCATGCGTTCAGATCATCTAGACCCTCACCCTCCGGCAGGGCGATTCTGCCCTGCGGCCTATGCGGCGTCGGCATAATTGCCGGGATCTGGTAGAAGGTATTGTCCATCTCTGCCATTACGATTTGCGCCTCCCAGCGCCAGCAATAGACCCGAATGCGCCGTTCATGAAGATGTGCTCTGATGCCTCAATCGTCAATCCGTAGCCCCAGAACCTGCCCTTCTCCCTCACCTCTGCGAAGTACGGGCCCTCTTGGAAGATGTCGATGGACTCGTGCGACACTGGGACTGCATCGAACCCATAGTCTGATGACCAAATCTCAACGTCAAGAGTGTGGGGCGTATTTGTCCGATTGACGAGGAATTCCATCTCCTTCAAGACGCTGTAACGGTCCTGGAGGCCAAACTCTGTCAGTCCGCTACGCAATAGGGCGCGGATTGAATGGCCCCAGTCATCGAGCGCCCCGTCGTCCATGACATACGTGACGCCGTCTGCGGCCCCCATGAAGAAGTCGGGCTGCAGCGCCTGCCCCTGGGCCAGCACAGACGACAGGCTACCCATGCGGATCGTCACACCGCCCATTTCGTAGTTGCCAATGGTCTGGACCGGCGCACCAGCCGTGAAGTCAAACAGAGGGCCGTTCCACTCGAATGGCCATCCCGCCTGTTTGTCGATGTCGATCCACATTCCACGGTTGACTCTGCCGTCAGATCCCTTCGTCGGATACATGGCCAGGACGGAATTCATCCTTGGGGTGTAGACCAGGAACGCCCGATCCTTATAATTCAGGTCCAGCTCATATTGGATCGTGCCGCTGATATTTTGGCTGAAATTTCTCGGATAGGTGCCGTCAAACATATAGATGCCACCATCCGCACCGAGATACAGGTGGGTGTTCTCAGTGAGAGCAGCCACGGCCCTGACCCCAATTGGGCCGGGGATATTGGAAGCCATCAGCTGGGTGCGGAATGGGTTGTTGCCGGTCTGGTAAACCAGCATATAGAGAGCGTCCGTCTTGTAGGCCGAAACAGCCAGGGTTCCCATCTCCAGGAGCTTTACGATCTCCCCCGGGGTGTCGGCGAGTCTAATGGCCAGTTCAGGGTGCCAGTTTCTGAATCCTCGGCTAAGGAACGTGTCCGAGTAGACGATAGCCAGAGGGGCGTTGAAATCTGTCCCTGGGTCGTCGAAACGTACATTGCCTGCGAGAATTCGACCGCCCGAGACACAGATGGTCTTGGCGAACGGGGAGCCGCTCCCAGCCCTTTCGATCTTGCTGTCATCCTGCCCATCCCATGCGGTGACTCTATCATTCGGATTCGCGCAAACGATCCACGTCTTCTGTCCGAAATCGTAGCCACGCAGTTCCACCGGCCCGTCGCGGTCAGTGTGGAAGACGGTCTCGTCGACCTCTTCGTCATGCCTTCTGGTGACGATTCTGCCCATAAAGATCGGGTCTTCCCAGTCATCAGGAGGTGGGTCTGGGATCACGCAGACGTCATCGAAGTCCGTCCAGCGCTCCGCTTCCTCATCATAATTATCCTCGTCAAGGGCAACAACGATTTTAATCGGGAGCGTCCGTGGCGTCCCGAAGTTGATTTCGATCTCAGCTTCGGTGATTGGCGGGTCGATGAGTAGATTAAACGGGCCCACCCAGTCGCCACCATTCACCCGATAGCTCCAGGACTCGCCTGGGTATGGAGTCGTGGACCCCTCTGACGCGCTCGGGAGGGTGATCTCTATCTCCAGCTCATCAGGCTCCCCAGGCTGCGACGTATAGCCTTCTGGGTCCGTCTCTTCGAATGTGATCCGCTCGTCCAAGGTGACCGTCTCTTCGTCGTCCTCATCGGTCCCCAAAAGGTAGAGCTTTGAATAGATTGTTTCGAGATCAAACCCGGCCCAAATCCACCCATCGTTCACGTCGTCCCACTTCCAGAGGGACTGATCAGTCGCCATGACAATGCGGTTGGACTCCGTGGCCCCCTCGAAAAGATAGTCATGGAGGTAGTAGTTCAGCGGGAACTCGCCCCTAGCATACGGGCCGGAGTGCTCAACCACTGGAAGCTCAAAATCCCACCACCGGGTGCTCGCCGTTCCAGCCTCGACCAGCTTCACGTCATCAAGAATAACGCCAACTCGCATAGCCTCGAAGTTCGGCTCATCAAGCGTGACGATCTGACCGTGGTTGTCATAGACGATATTGCCCAGGTTGTCGTAAACAACGTCGCTGGCCGCTGTTGGGCACAGGCATTTAATCCTCAGCCCAAGGTGCGTCGTCAGGGGCGGCGGGACGAACTGGACCCAGTCTCGCCCCCTTGGGTCTGTGATGTAGTACCCGCCAGGGAGCCCAGAAATCCCAGACGAGGCGATGGTGACCGTGTCGAGCTCCACCCCTGCCTCGTTGTAATAAACGCCCTCAATCGTATAAACGATCTCGGCCAACGGGCTGATCTCTACATCAAAGAAGTATGAGGCCGAGGCTCTGTAGGCCGTCGACGGATCTACCGGCACCCGCCACGCCTCTTTGAGCACGAGCCCGGTCACCTCGTTGTACGATGGAATCGACCGGCTGGGCTGCGCCGAATACGCAACCGCCCGGCCAGCGAACGGCATGTTGTCGTAGCCATCGAATAGGCCAGTCAACCCCCCGCCAGTGTAAGAGACGGGGGTCTCTTGGCCCACCAGCACATCCCACATCTGCATGGTCTCTTGAGTGGTCTCCGGGTGCGCCACTTCCATAGCGAACAGGTTCTGGTCTGGGGCCTCGGCGTATCCATCGCCCGCGCTCCAGGCGTTGATTTCTTCGCTCTGGCAGAGTTTGAATGGGCCGAATGAGACTCCGGCCTGCGCCGTAACTTTGATCCTGTATTGAGCAGCTACGGTCCCTGGCGGAGCCGTCGCTGTAACCAGCCAAAGGCCCTGGTTGATCGCATCGCCAGCCAGCGGAACGGATTCAAGAACCACCGAGCTGGAGTCGACGAACTCAAGAGAATAAGTATCTGCCTCCGCACCTGTCCCCCCAAAAATCCAGGCCGTGTATGGGAGTCCTGGCTCGGCTGTGATCTCATCTGTGACGACGTCCGCATCCAAAGAGGTCGTCACAAAGGCGTAATACTGATGGTCCCCAGCTAGGGCATCTGCGGTCCCGGGGTTCACCTGCACCCTACCGACGTCGTAGTTGAGCAGTGCTGTGCCAGTCGGGTCGCACTCGGCCAGGGCTTCTGGCACAAGGTTTAGGCAGTCGATAATCCGTTCGTACCACCGCCTCGGCGGCTCAGCTGAGAATAGACCATTCCTGGTCCTGAATATCCCGTCGTGGTTCCACCAGTTCTGAGACAGCGACAGCCCACCGTGCCCGATTGCAAACGGATGCTGGTCAGAGATAACCCCAGACTCCGGCATGGGGAACGGTACTTTATTGCCAGCCCTTGTCATTCAGAAAACCTCATAATGACGCACTCAATTTCTCCAGAAGAGTCGCCAGACCAAATTGGCCGAGTCTCGATGAGCATTGAATCTTGAGCGAAAAAGAACGGAGCGTAGACCCCATCGCGCCCAATGTACCTTGTGTCGTCTAGGTCAAAAATGCCACTGAGGCCACTGTATGGGTCTTCCCACACCTCTTCCCCGTCGCAAATGACCCTCGCGTGGTTCCCGGCGTAGTACGGAGGTGTGGTCAGAACATTGTTGAAGGTGAGGCTCAGTAGAATATATGGCCCGCTGAGGCCATTAAAAACCGGCTCCCAGAGCTCCACGTAGTTTGGGTGGCTGGGGTAAAGTTGTTGTTTTGGCCGGTGGCTCGGGTTGAATACCTCAACCGTTCCCAAAGACACGAAGAAGTTCTTCATCCCCCAGAGGTAGGACATCACCCATGCGTAGTGGGGGCTGTCTACGAAAGCCATCAGCCCATCCTGACTGCCTTGGCGTGGCAGGTTACATCGCCCGTCGTCGCCCCAATCCTCCTGAATTTGATTTCAAAGGACTCCTTGGCGAAGAACGGGAAGTCATACTGCGCGTCCGCGTCGTTCATGATCACATCTGGTTCTAGATAGTCGATGGTTTCTTCGTCAAAGATTGGAATCGTCTGGCCGTCGATGGTGATCGTCAGAACGGCCTCGCGAGTGGAGAGTAGATTGGTGAACCTGACCTCGTGGATCATGTACGGTCCAGTCGTCCCGGCCAGGGCCACCACGTCGGTCACGAGATCGCTATTGTCCACACCAGCAGCTGCGGTCTCTTCCCTCGACAGTGTCCCAAGGACCCCTGCGGCCCCACCCTTCTGCCACTGCAGTGTCCCGGCGTCAACGCCAGTGGACTCTACGATCAGTTGGTAGATCCCAGGTTGAGCGTCCGGGATCGTCCGAACTGCATCGAGGTTGAGGTAGTCGACACCGTCAACGGCGATCTTCGGGGTCGTGACCGCGCCATCTTTGATTTGGGCCGTGTCGATCCCTTCGTTGTCGATGCTGACCGTGACCTGTTTCGTCGTCGGGTTGGTAGCAACCACCACTTGATCTGTCGTGCCGACAATGTCCAGATCGCTCCACTCCAGCAGCCCACCGGAGCTGATTCTGGAATACTGCCCATTGTCCCCAATTGGCATGTGGGAGATGTTGATCCCGTTGACGGTGATCGACATCTCGATTGGGCCACTGCCGGTGAACGTGATGCCCGAGCCGTCCGTGTACGTGTCTCCCACATCAGAGTAGAGTGCCAGATCAGCGTCGTTGTACAGCGGTCGCGCGCCAAGACCCACAAGGTTGATATTTGTCCCAGCATGACCAACCTGGAAATCCCCGCTTGAATACCACAGGACAGTCTGCATGGCCGCCAGGGGGATTGAAAGCTCATATACTGAAACCGCCCCCTCAAACTCAAAACCGCCAGTGGCCTCAAGGATCACATTCCCAACCGCATCATCACCAACTCTGGCAAATGGGAACGACTTCGAACCCTGATATGACATGTTGATGGCGCTGCCAGTGTCGAGTAACAGGTTGGTTTCAAACGTCACCATCCCGCTGAAGGTGCCACCAGCCTCCGGCACATAATCCATGCCGGGGATGGTTCCTGCTATATCTGAGACGAAAGCGATGTTCTCACCATTGTAGATTGGTCTTCCAGAGGCCCCTGTTAACTGGAGCCCCTCGGTGTTGTCGCCAACAACGACAGCCGAGCTGAACTTTATGAGGTCCACCCCGAGGTTCGACTGGAGAGCCATCCCAGCTGCCAAGGCGGGGCTATCCACGAAGACCGCGCTGCTGATCTCCAGGCTTCCTGACGCGGTGATCCCACCGTCAGCCACCAGGGGCCCTGTCATCGTGTCACCGGCCCGCAGAACGAATAGGTTCTGCGTGGTCAAATAGTCGTCGATGTACTGCGATGTGTAGTCCCTGATTGCCGTGACGTTGGCCAGCCTGTTGTCGTCGTCCGATTCGGCGAACTCTGTGATCTCAGCCACGATCTCGTCAATCGGGACGTCGCTGCCGATGGTCAGGTTTTGGAGGATCTCGACATCGCCGCTTGCGTTGATTGAGAAGGGGGGCGTGAGCTCTACGCCAGCCGGGAAGCTGAAGGCGTGGCGAATCGCAGCATCAAGACTCTGGATGACGAACTGGTAATCGTCACCCCTGGTCGTCTCATCCGCCCTCTTCAGGGGGAAGCCGTTATACATCCAGGATACTGCCATTGCCTAGCCTTTCCTTTGGAGCACGGACTGGCGAGCCACATCAGTAGTTCGCCCGCCCTGAGCAAGAGCTGCGCGGAGCGCCCTGCTGTATTCAGCTCTGAACAGGTCGGCCCGCTCCTCCTCCTCGTAGTTGTATTTGATGATCATGTTTTGGGTAGCGTAGACCAGAAGCTCATGACCGTGCCGGGTGAACTCGTTCTCGCTCTCCTCATCTTCGAGCTGCACCGGCTCGTAGTAGCCCTGCACCCACAAGGTGACGTCAAATCCCGGCGTCGGCCCCAGGAGGACCGCGTCACCCGTGACGCTGTATGCGGCCGGAGTGCCACCAGAGGCCTGGAAGTCGTACTCTGCCTCGAACTCATCTTCCAATAGGAAGCCAAGCTCGTTGCCCTTCTGGATCTCGTTCCAGTAGGCCTTGTAGGGACGGTAGAGCCCCTCTGGGTACGGGACGGCTCGGAGGTAGGGCGTGTTCTGCGGTATGGCCCCTGCAGCGATCTGGGTGGCCGTGAGAGGCGCTCCGTCTACATTTAGAGGGGGCAGGATGGCCCGAGTGGCCCAAACGGCGTTGTCCTCGTCCCTAACAACGCTTCCCCATACCTTGCAGAACCAAACGTCGAAGAGTTTGACCAGCTCATTTGCGGCCTCGTTCATGAGGCCGTAGATCTCTTCTGGAGTCAGCTTCTCTCGGTTCCTGGCGGAGAGCCAGTTTCGAACCCGCGTTTCGAGTTCACCTGCAGTTTTAGCCATCAGCTCCCCCTATTGGGCTTGCTGGGCCTCTTTGATCCTTTCCCTGATCGTGTCGCGGAGATATGAAACTGTCCCGTCCTGGTTAATCTCGTCCCAGCCTTGCTTCTGGACGATTCCCTGGAGGACATCTTTGTTGGCTTTCGCGACAAACGTGAGGGTCGGGAGCGTGTCTACAACAGGCTCTCCCTCGTCCTGGACCGGTGTTTCCCCTGTCTCCTGTTCGTCCTGCAGAATATTGGGATTGACTTCAATCCCCATCCTCTGGAGCTGCACTGCTGCTGCCCCCAGATCTTCTACAGTCGCGCTGGAGCCCTCGGGGATCGACTCCGGGTTGATGACCGGGATGTTTTCTGTGTCCTCGTGGAGGAAAAACATTTTCCCGAAACCGGGCAATGCTTCTATCCACGCACAGATTTCTGGGTCATCACATGGTGGCTGCCCCATTTGCGGGAAAAAATGCTTGTGGAACAGAACGCGTCCGCCAAACATCTTCGCACCGTTTCTCGTGGAGCGGTATCGCTTCGCCATTCAACCTCCTTCTACGTCGAGAGGACCGCAAAGACCCAAATACTGACGGGGAGGGGGTGCCTCCCCGCCAGATGTTCAGTCGTTTGGGATCAGGTGGCGCTGAAGTCATCGACCCCAGTGATGTACCCGTGGGTCCGCGCATGGCGCAGATCCAGGCCGCACTTGGTCATAAACTCGTGAGTCACACGATCCTCACCGTTGCCCTGCCGCTCGCGGAGGAACCGAGTGTCCCGACCACGGAGGTAGGTGTACATGATGTTCCGGGTGTCAACGATAACCGCCGACTTCCGCCAGGAGGGATGCTCCGACATCAGCGGGTGGTTGATCAGGCGCAGATCGCCCCACGCGTGAACGAGGGTCTTGATCTGGAGGCCATACGTCTTATCCCGGGGCTCCAGGAAGATCTGACCGAGTTCCTCGGCGTACTTGGTCATCACTCCCAAGAAGGTCGAACCACAGAAGGCGACCTTGTTCTGGGACCCACCGGGGATGGTGTAGATCGGCTCCAAGAACGCGAGCAGCTCATCACGGGTGATGGTGTTCGCGGTCGTGAGGTCGTTCGCACCGTCCAGGGCGTGGGTCGGGGCTTCGAGGTCGATCCAGAACTTGATGCCACCAGTGGTCCGCATGGTCTCGCCCTCGCCGAGGGTGACCGGTGCGAGCTGGTCGACACGTTCGCGACGACCCCACATGAATGCCTTCTCCATCTCCATGGAGTGCATCATGGCGCAGTCGAACTTCGAATTGGCGTTGATGTCGCCAGTCCGGTAATAGGTCTGCGCGGCGTCGTCGGTCAAGCTCAGGGAGGTACGGAAGATCTCAGCGTAGTTCCACTTCTCATGCGGCGAGTAGTGGATAGCGCTGGGAGTGTCCGCGCCCTCTTCGTGCGCCGAACCGATGATGGTGAGCTCGTATCCGCCTAAGCTCATGTCAATCGCGAATGCGTTGCCACTGTCACCATAGGTGGCACTGGAACCGATGTCGCGAACGACGGTCATCGTGGTGCCGTCCACGATGTCCTCGACATAGATGACCTCACCAGTGGCCTCAACTCGAACGAGATGTCCGACCTTGAAGAACTTGGTGGGGGCCGTGTAGTCCGTGTACGGGGCACCTGGGGCCGTGTCAAGCACAAAGGTGCGGTGAGCCGCCGCCGCCTCTGCCGCAAACTGCGCGGTGGAAGCGAGGAGGTGGATCTGGTCCGGGAGGCCCTGCTCGAAGATGTTGAACTTGTTGTCATCCACGGAACGAGACTTCAACATGCCCAAAATCATCATCAGCGGTGCCGGGCCCTCCGGGTACTCGCGGAGGATTTTCTCCAGGAAGTTTGTGGGGCGCTCGCCATCTGTGAACGAGCCCGTGCCCCGCATTCCTGCTACTGCTCTGTCTACCATTCGAGGCTACCTTTCCACGGCAGCACCCAGTCCCTATCCAGTCATCATTGCCGGATCTGTAAAGTCCATGGCCTCTTCTTGCGGCGTGAGCTCACTCGGCCGTTTCACGACCGGTGGGCCGCCAGCACGAGATGCTCCTTCTCCCGTGACCTGCGCTGCGACCTGTGCGTCCTTGCCCTGCTGCTCTTCGAGCGCTTTTTGGGCCAGCAGCTGTTGCCGCAGCTCGGCCCCAGTCATAGCGTCATACATCTGAGCCGCCGTGGTGGGGTCGAGGTTCGGGTTAAATATCGGAGTGCCATTTGCATCAAATCCGCCGAGCTGAATTTTTTCGTGGACGAAGGATACCAACCGTTGCCATTCTTCGGGTTTAGCGAGGGCCTCATAGCCCGGAATGGTCGCTGCCTCCTGCTGGATCTGTCGCTCAGTGGCCCTTAGAGTCTGGTCCTGGAAATCCTGGACATGGGGAACGACCTCGCCTGCGAGCTGCTGCTGAAGGGCTTCAAACTCCTGGCCACCGACTCTTACGACTTCGGCAACGAGGTTCTTGACCGTCTGCATGTCGTACATGTGCTCAGCAATCAGCCCACCGAACTCGGATTTGTGATCCTCGGTCAACCTTCCATCCGCAACCATGGCCGCAAGCGCGGGCTCGAAATGGGCCTCGATGGCTTTTCCGGGCGGGCGCTCTGGCGCTGGCATGTCAGCCGCCTGCTGCTGCTGCTGTGCCATCTGGGCTGCGGTGTATCGGTCAAGGACCTCACGCTTCTCGGCTTCGGCTTGCAGCCGGGCCGTTTCGCGCTCCTCTGACAGCTTCTGGAAGTGGGTCAGCTGGTTGCTGTGGGTAACAAGATCTTGGAGCCTCTTGTCGTCAGCGATCAGCTCGGCCTTGGTGACCTTTACCCCGCCCGGAAGCGTGTAGATGACCTCATCCTCTGGCGGTGTCTCTCCCTCTGCCACTTGGGCCTCAGCGGCCCCAGCTACCGGTGGCTCCTCAGTCACTGGGACCGTGGGCTCTGCAGGTTCAGGGGGAGTCTCTACGGGTTTTTCGACAGTCTCGGCGGGGGGTGGCGCTGGCGGCTCAGGGTCCTCGGTCTTGGGCGGCAAAATGTCACCCATGTCTCGTGAACCATCATCGTGGGCCGCTAGATTTTCCCATCCGAACTCCTCTTGGTTCTCCTCTTTTTCAAGTTCGGGCACAATGACCTCCTAGTGCTCCACAAGTGGTTGGCACCGCATACGTTGGGCTCCCAGCTCTGGTCTGGGTTAGCCGATGTCCGGTCGATCCAGAGTGGACTTTCATAGTTCGAATATAGGCACAGCACTGCCCCTTTGGCAAAATTCGCATTGACGCGTCAAATTTCGTTGTCCGGGGCACTTTCTCTATCCTTTTGCGCTTGGTGGAGGAGCGCCTTCGCCTCCTTCATGTCATCAATGATCTTCATCGGGGCCGTCATCTCGTGTGCCAGAATGGAACACTGGGCCGCGATGGCGATGGCTTTCTCCCCGTTGTCACCGATTTTGAACATCTTCACAAGGCGCAGAATCCTGTCGTTCATGAATGACCGGCGCTCGTTCCACTCATCATCCTCGCCCTTGGCCCTCTTCAGGGCCCTGGCGTAGGGGACCTCCATCGCAGTGATGTCGAGCTGCAGCTGCTGAATACGTTTATCTAGCGCGTCTTGTCTAGCCAAGGGCCCGCTGACCTCCTCCTTGAATCGGCACCACGTTCCCCTGCTGGGCCTGATCTTGTACGACTTGGTCAGGCTGCACGTTGACCTGCATCATGTAGCGGTCAAGGTCCGTAACGCCCATTTTTTCCGCAATGGTCTTGAAGATCTCACGGAAGTCCAACACCATCCCGTCCGGCCCTGGCTGCTGCAGCTGCGGTAGCTGACCAGCGCCCTGTAGCAGGTTCTGCCAAACCATGGCGGAACGCGCCGGGTCCTCCGGCACAATGCCGGTGACGGGCTCGTAATCGAAGTCACCCTGGATGTCCATCAGGGAGACGAAAATGTTATCCATGCCGAGCTTCCTGGCGAAATCACCAACAACGCGGTAGTACCGCTCGATCCTCGTGAGCTGCTGGCGATTCCACATCGCGCGCTTCAACATCGGCTGCACACCGGCCTCGTCCATGAGTTTCGTCATGATCGCAATGCGGTCTGTGGCCTTGGCCGAAATCGTCTGGATCTCGGTAGCCGACCGCTCGGTGGGAGTCGGGATGCCGCTGAGCGGATCGTTCGCTCCAGTCAGGAGCTGGATGAAGCTGAAGGTCTTCTCCATGGCCGGGACGTGGTTCGGGCCGGTCACGTCTTGCATCGGCATCTGGTAGAGGAACTGCTGGACACTCTGGATCTCTCCCGAGAGCATCATCTCGACAGCCTCGTTGGTGAGCCTGACGTTCTCGCCCGGCCCGCCAAAATCGAAGTCGACCTGATTGATGAACCGAGGAGAGTAGAGATACCGGTTGTTCAGCATCACCGTGATGTTCTCGATCCAGGAGTTGTAGAGCCAGCTCGTGACCCGCTGCAGCCCCTCAATCAACTCACCCTGGCCCGGTGAATTCGCGGTATGGATGTCCGGGTCAGTCTCAAACCCGGCATACGGGAAGTCCCCATGCCAGTTCCGCATCTCGTGGCAGCGGACGATCCTTTGGTCCTCCACCCAGGTGAAAACGTATTTCTCTGGGTTCTCACTGGGGCCGAGCTTCCAATCACGCGGGATGGCCTCCACCACCATGTGCTCGCCTGTGTAGAAGTCGCCGTAGCCTTCGTGCATCCGAAAGCCAGAGTCGAGGTGGGTATTTTGATCGGCTCCCTCGAAATGACGGTCATAGCGCATCTGGGTGCGGTTGACCTTGAGGTTTCGAAGGGCCTCGATGTTGAAGTACGGCCCATCCGGCATCTGCCTTTTGGCGAAGTAGTTGTATGACGCATCAAACTGATGGCCGAAAAACTCCCCCTCCTGAAGGCGGGAAAGAGGAACGCGCGGATCTTTTCTTACCCGGTATGGGTCGATCACGCGCCACCTGTTGAACTCCTTCTTGGTCGTCCACTCCTTCACTGGGGTGTAGGCGAGCGGCCCGAGCTGGGCCCTCAGAACCTCCGGTGGGACGCCTGGGACGTCGAGCGGGACATGCTTGTACTGGTTCCCCTTCTCTACCTCCCAGCAATCGTAAACAACGCCCATCCCGGTCGTCAGGGCATCCAGGAATGCGTTGTAGAGCACGCCGTAGGCCTTGGTCTCCTTAGAGTCGTGTCCAAGGAGGACCTCCATCAGCTTCGCGCTGACCTGATCCTCCGGCCCGACACCCATGACCTGAAACATCGGCTTCCTGGCGCTGTAGATCGACATAATCTGTGCCAGGAGCACGTGCATGGTCGCGTAGGTGGCCGGGACGGTCACCGACCTCTGGAATGGCATCTCGACGGCCTTCGACATGCTCGTCTTGTCGCCCTTTCGAGCTCGCCGGTCGAGGTTCACATACATGTGCATGTGCTCTCGGACGCGGTCCCACTCCTCGTACCGGTGCTCGATGTTTCGAACGGCGTAGTCCCTGCGGCGCTTCAGGCGGTCTCTGAGGAAGGCCTCGAAGCCCTCCTCGTGCATGACGCGCTCTGGGAGCGGTTTATCTGGCATCGGTTCGATCTTCATGCCAGTGGGATTCTGCTCGACATTCCCGTCCGGGATGGGGTCCGTCCTCTGCATCGTCGCCGGGTTCATGAGGGCCGACTGCGGCTGGTCCCGCATTGGCAACGGCTGTCTGATTGGCATTTAGCCTCCTACCGCAGAAGTCCCAAGAGCGGGCGCTTTTTACGTTTTTTCTTGCCCTTTCTCCGGGCAAGTTTTTCCTCGTGCTCCAGCTCTTCTTGGCTCTTCCGCGACACCTCAGACCTCGTGGGCCATTCACGGTTGACAATCGACATGGCAGCGTCGGCGGCATGGGTGCGATAGAAGTAGGGGTCCTCCCTCTTCAGCACCTTCTTTATCGCTCGGCGTTCACTGTCCTCCCAGATTACCTCGACCATGTCCCTGATGAGATGGGTGCAGTTCGATTCGTGAATCTTAACTCGTGGGTTACCAAAATCGTCCTGGAGCCTCCTATTGAAGGCCCGGACGGAGTTTACATTGGATGGATTGCGAGACGGGACCTTCATCCGCACACGAAACGGCGCGCGCATGAAGCGGAGTTTAATCTCGTCGTAGTTCGACCTCTGGTCCTTCGATGAGCGGGCCTTGCCGGTTGCATCACCATAGACCCGAAGATCTCCGTAGTAGTCACCGAGTAGGTCGAGAACCTCGTCACATGCCTCGATCACTGACCCCGGGGAGAGGCGGATTTCGTTGACAATGTGAAGCATCTCACCGGGCAGGATCTGGGCGATCACCCAGACCATCGGATCGACGTTGAAATCGCAGCAGAGACAGACCGGGTACTGGTAATCCAGCTCCAGGTCCTGGGATGTGTTGGTGACGAGGGAGAACGACTCGAAACACCGAGCGCCGGACACGGAGCTGAAGTTGATCTCCATCTCCTGCTCCCAGTCCTCGACGGTCCCGCGCTCCCGCATGGCGACCGCCCACTCCTCGTCCTTGTCCGGGTCCGCGCTGTAATGCACGAACGCCATAGCCCAGCCGCCCTTCCCACGGACGACTGGGACATGCTCGAAGTCGGCGTAATTTGTGGCCTTATCCAACTACGGTTTCCCTTTTGCCGCAGGCTTTGACTTCAGCTTCTCCAGGTAGTACCAGACCCCCGCCCCGCCGACAACGATTCCGATTACAAACAGCAAGAATTCCATATCACCTCCTAGAATGTCGGCCCATCGTAAGTGCCATTATTCGACGCGATCTGACCGCCAGCGCTGAGCGTCAAATGCTTTGCATACGGCCCGATGTCGTTGCAGTCTGCCTGGAATGGATAGTGCCAAAGAATGCCGTCGCGGTTGTCGTCCTCGATTGTGCGCATCGACCACGCCGCATATTTGTCGTAGATGGTATCCAACGGGTCGATGGCTGTGATGTCATCGAACTCATCTGCATCCCAATCAGCCGGATTGCTGACAATGAAGTTGCTGACACCGAAGTGGTTCGTCTTGGGGGCCTCAGCCGCCAATAAACCAGCCCGGTTGCCGATCACCATCTGCAAAATCTGGAACCCGTTCGTGGTGTCAGGAGAAACCGACCAAGTGGCCTCTCCGTCGTTAGCAGGCCCCCATGTCCTAACACCATCTACCCACAGAATCCCATTATAGGCGTGGTAGACGCAGAAGTGATGCCATTCGAGGTTCTTGAAGCTCCCATTGCCATCGCCTGCAGCGCCAAGGACAGTAGTCGGTGCCCCATCACGGTAGTCCAAGTGGTATCCATTCATGCGCTGCGATGAAAACATCAAGCACTCGGAAAGAGTGCCGTTGTATCTCGGCCCGTGGTTGAATCCAGAAGACGCATAGGTAGCGTTATTCAGGCTAACCCACGGGTGGACATACGATGATTCCGTGTGGTTGTAGCACATCGCCCAAAACGAGACCATGAGGTTTGCCTCTGCTGTCCATGAGCTGTATAAATGTGGCTGCCCAACAGCCCCAGAGGCCGCATAGCCATCAGATTCCGTACACCAAACAGCAGAGCGTTGCTGTTCGACATAAGGACCGCCGCCGCCGCGCCCGCGCTTCCCTTGCGCGAAGGCGGACCACGGCAGCACTTCAAGGTCTTCTCTTTTTGGCAGGATCTTTCTGCCTCCACTAAGGGGGATGGGCCTGTCGGCTGCCATCAGACGGCAGTGCCAACAAAGTCGGCGGTCTTGTGGTCCCTGGTCGAGATTACAATGTTCGCCTCGCTCAGGGGCGCGAAGGTCCAGCTGGCATGCGTTGGTGTGACGGTGTACTCGCCCTTCGCAACCAGGAACGCAAAGCGTCCATTCGCGTCTGTTGTGGTGACTGCTGCGGCATCGCCAGATAGCGTGACTGTGACGCCAGCTATGGGGTCGGGCGTGCCATCAACAACATAGCCGAAGATTCTACGCTTTTTGTTCTTCGCAGCCGCACGCGTCTTCCGCCTCTTCTTCATCTTTTGCGTGCGCGCCCTCTTGCCGCCATCGCTGTAAAATTCTTCTTTGGTCGGTAGGGCCCCGACCTTGGCTACCCTTTCGAGTTTTGGCTTCGGCATGTCATTTGCCTCCGCCCATGGCTCCGCCCCGGCCACCGCCCTGCATTCCCTGGAGCATCTGCTGGAGGGCGTTCATCTGCATCTGCTGCTGCTGGTTCTGGCCGCCCTGCTGGCCCGCTATGCTGCTAAAGTTGCCAAGCGCGCGCCCGGCAGGCTGAGCGCCGATGCCGCCAAGCTGCGGGGGCGTAGACGCGCCAGTGTTGCTCGGGCCTGGAGGGGGAAGGGGCCGCATCTGGCCTCCCATGCTCGGGCCCTGGGCCGGTCCCGCGCCCGGCGCTGGCATTGGTTTCGGTTGTGCGAGGCCTTGGTATGCGCTCGGCATCCCGCCCGCCGCTGGTTTCGGTCCACCCATCTGTCCGCCTGCTCCGCCTGCCTGTCCTGCTCCACCGCCCATGGTAGTTCTCCTTGCGTTTGGAAATCCTGCGTTATTGATATTCTGCATAGGGTCTGCGACGTTCGGATTGGCGCGTTGCGCCAAATGCCCGTAGTTGCCGCCTCCTGATCCACCCATCATGCCACCAGCCTTTTCACGTCTTTCCAGCTTTTGATCCCCATGGCGTCTGCCAGCTCAGCCATAATGCCGATTGGCCCGCCGCTGGACGATGCGAGAATCAGTTGAGCTCCATTTTCGACCATCGGCAGCGCGGCTCGAACGGTCTCTGATGCCTCATCTTGGAATTCACTCTCGTCCAAGAAGATCCTGGTCGCCGTGTACTGTCTCAGAACATCACCCCCGCTGGCAAGTGCCCAGATATAGGAATCATTCTCATAGGTGATGTGTCCGATCAGACCGGTCTTGGTCTTCGAGGTGCTCGGGGTCCTCCGAAACGCTGGATCTTTCAGATTCGTCTCGATGAAGTAGCAGCGTTTGTCGACAGCAAACGCCGCCTTCTGCTCCGTCTCTGACATATAGAAAAGCGCGCCGTTCGGATGATACCGGGCGTCCCAGACGAAAAACGCTGAGAGGAGCCACGACACCATCATCCGGCGCGACTTCGGGATAGCCACCAGGGGCTCGTTTCGGAGCACCTGGATCACTTCTTTGAGATATTCGTGATGTTTCGGCCACGGATACCGGCGATCCTGGTTGGCCTCTGTGATCTCCGCCGACTCGTCCTTTGTGATGACCTGCTGGCAGAAGAATTTCCAGGGATCTTGGGCGTATTGGATGTCCAGCTCTTCCTTGAAAGCAAGGAGAGCCGCAGCCTCCTCCCTGGGGGTTAGCATCAGTCGTCCTTCTCCAACATCTCGGAGTACGTCTGGAGCGCGGCCTGCCGCTCTTCCGGCGACGCGGCCATCAGCTCAATCAGACCCCTCGGCAGATTGAGGGTGTTGTCCTTCTCAAACATGCCAAGGTGGCGGGCGATTTTCTCCATCGCCGAATCCTGGTCTCGGAGCTCCAGTGAAAAGTTGCCATTCACGTCCATCTTGCACTTCTTGACGAGGTGCAGCTTCCCGAGCTCCGCGGCCTTAGCCATGTCCGGCACGGCCACCGTGACGAGGTTATCGTCGTCCATCAGGGGGTGACGGACCTGCTGCAAGGTGATGAAATCCCCCATGTCAGCCTGGGCAATCTCCGCCCAGTTCGCGAGAATCTCATCGGAATCCATCGCTTTGTCGGCGATCCTCTTCGCGATGATCTCGCGCACCTTGGGCCGTTTCAACACCTTTTGACCCACGTTTCCGTGGACCTTGGCCGTCAGTCCTTTGTATTTTGCGGCCCTGGCAGCGGCGGCTGCCTTGAACCCATTGGAAAGGTACGCTTCGATGAAGAGCGCTTCGTGGAGGTTGATGTCACCTTCCACAAACGCTTTAACTGTGGGGTTTGAGTCAACAAGAAGGGAATAGACGGCGTCGTCAACTTTACACTCGACGCCTAGAGCCCGGAGAAATTCCACCGTATCTTGAGCAGTCCTCATCAGGGGCCTCCTGTCCCATATTGGGGCAGTGACTAGGACTTGTCAAATATTAGCAAATAATCTTCCGGCTCATCCAGCTCGATCCAGAACGGATCGAGGAGGAGAGCGGCGGTCCTCGCAATGCGCGCGTCACGCCGTGCGATAAAGGACAGAACCTCGTACAGCGTTGCCTCTATATGGTAGCAGTAGTCCCACGGAACGGTCGTCACATCACGGTCAAACACCCGGAACCATTTCTTGAGGGTGTTTTTGTTAGCCAGTCTTTTGAAGATCTCCGCAACCTCCTGAATCATGGCCTCGTTCTGGAATATGTGAATCTGACTCCTTGCCCGCGAGTCGCCTTTCGGCGTCGCGGAGTTTCTGGCTGCAGCGGTACAGCGCAGGAACGAGCGGCGAATCCGGCGTCGGAATCACGCGCTCGATAAAACCACGGCGCTCCAGAGTCTTCAGGCGCTGATACATCGCCTGCCGTGTTTTCTTGAACATCTCAGCAAGGGCCGGTCCAGAAATGGGCTCATGGATTCGTACCGCTCGTAGAATTTCTATGGTCTTGATGTGCTGCCCGTGTGTGGGTCTCACCATTCGGCCTCCTTTGGACAATTTAACCCGTCAAGAAAAGTCCGTCAAGCGGCTTCTTTCTCGATGACTACCACCATTGCATGGCCGCACGGGCATTCTACGAAGACATCCTTGCCCTCATCGGCGGTAATGACGATCACCCGGTCGCACTGGCTGCACTTCACCTTTTCAGTCGCCATGGCGAAATCCAGGAGTGCCTCGCGGGCCAGTCGGTCGGTCTCGAAAAACATTGGTTGGTGTCCCATTTTGATACAACATAATCCCAGTCCTCTGTATTGTCAATAGCTGTAACTTCTAGTTTTCTCAATGAATCGGCACCGGGCCTCGTCAAATATGCACTCCACGCGCCCTTTCGGGCCATGCCGTTGCTTCCGAACGAGAAGCACAGCATCGTTGGATTCTTCGCTTGGCCGGTGGGTGAAGATGGCGGTATCAGCATCTTGTTCTATCGCGCCAGAGTCGCGGAGGTCGTGGAGCTGTGGCTCCTTGCCCTCCCTGGCGCTGTTCCGGCTGAGCTGCGACAGAACGATCATGGGTGCCCCAATTATTCTCGCCATGTCCTTCATCGCTCGGCTCTTCTTGGTGGTCTCATCGACAGGGCCGAGTCCCCTCTCTGGCCAGTGAACGCGTTGCAGAAAATCAACGACCACAGCCTTGAAGTCGCTGTGCTGTGCCTTCATGGCCATCGCCTTTCCCAGGATGGTCTGTGGGGTGCAATATCGCGGAGCAAACACTTCCAGAGTTCTCGGCCCGCCTCGAAGTTCTGATGACGCCTTGGCTATCTTATCGCGGACTTCGGGTGTGACAAACTTCGGGTTATCAATCACCTCGGCGGCGCATCCTGTTCTGGCCTGAACCGCGCGCTCCCAGAGCTCGGCCTTCCCCATTTCCATCGAAACGAAGAGGACGTGCCCTTGCTTCATGACGTTCATCGCGATCTGGAGCCCAAGGGACGACTTACCGGTCCCGGGGTGCCCGGCGATGACCACCATGTTTTCTTTCCTGAAGGTCACAATGTTGTCCAGCATTGGGATGCCGGTCGTGAACATCTGGGCCATGATGCCCTGCTGCTGGTTCTCGCGGTATTCCTCCCCAACATCTTCCAAGACCTTGCTCTCGGAGTTGTCGCTCCGGTCTGCAACCTCCATGAGTCGGTTCATGGCGTGGCCAAGGGCCTCGTCTGGGTCTTGCTGGGTCTGAAGCTCGCGCCCGATCTCGATCAGGGTTCTGGATCTGGCAGCCGTGACGATGATCTGGCAGTACGCGTCGATGTTCGCCACGTCCGGGAGAACATCAAAGAGCCCCGAAAGGTAGATCGCACCGCCAGCCATCTCGTACTCACCACGGTCGCGCAGGGCCCCTGGGAGGGTCACGAGGTCGATCTTCCCGTCGCCGTTCTCGGAGATGTCGACCATGGCCTCGTAGATTACCCGGTGCTGGACGTGGTACAGCTCCACCGGCTTCACCTTCTGCATCGCCTCCCAGATCAGGTCGCTCTTATGAAGGATGGCCCCAAGGAAGGCCTTCTCGGCCTCAAGGTCATGCGGCAGCCGGTCCATCAGAACGGGATGTCCATGAACTCGTCCATCTCGGCCTTGCTCTTCGGCGTCCGGTGGTTGGCGTCGAGGAAGCGTCGGATCTCCTCACCCTTGTATCCGAACATCCCCGGCTGCCTGGGCTTTTCTCTTTCCCTCTCATCTTCCCACCTGCGGCCATTCAGATAGGAGGTGGGGAGCAAGATGAACCGTTTCTCTTTTCCGTCCACCTGGGCGCTGTATCCAGGGAGATCCTTCATGACCGCTTCCTGGTCTTTGATCGTCATCCTCTTCCACGCCGTCTCCGCTTTCTTTTTGTTTTCCTTCCTCGGGTAGATCGACCAGAAAGAATCGAACGGGATCTCGTTCGTCCGCCCCTTGGGTGGACTATATACTTCTGTCTCTGTCTCTGTCTCTGAGCTAGCATCGTGCTTGCGCCGTGCTAGCGTGTTGCTAGCATCGAGATAGCACCAGCCCCTAAGCTCCAACTCTTCCAGTAATTTAGAAACTTCGGTATCGCCACGGTGTAGTTGAAACGCCAGCGCTTCGCTATCAACGCGCAAACACCCGTCTAGCGTTCTGCTAGCAAGGAGCCAAAGCTCCATCAAAAACTTCACGGCATCCGCCGACGTGAGATGCCACCGGGCGAAGTTCTCGGGGTCTTCAATGATCGAGCGGTGGAGCTTGATCCATGGAGGGCAGCGGTCTTTGTAGTGCTGGAGCTTTTTCCAGTTACAAATCTCTATCGTCAGCATCACCACCCCCGAAGTCATCGACGAAATCCGCTTTCAGTAGGCCGATCTTTCCACCGTGCTGGTGGAAGAACCGGTCATTTCTGTGTTCGTAGACCCAGCGCCCGAGGTGATCCTTGGGGGCATACGCGTGGAGGCGGTCGTGGTGCTTTCGCCCACGCTTCGTGGGCTTCGCGAGCAGCTCACAACCGCACACACACCTGAAAATTCCCCACCTACGAGCCATGACAGCCCATGCAGACGATCCTGTTGTTGATCTCGTCCCAGTGGGCGTCGTCGCCCTTCAGGATGCGTCTGCCGCAGCCGTCGCAGCAGTCAATGGGTTGCCAGACGAACGGTCTCTGCCCGTTGCAGATGTGATACTTCCCGTCCATGAATGTAACCCTTGACCCGTACTGACCTCCTTGAGACAGCTTCTCAACTTTATCCAGGATCTCAATGAAGGGGCTGGGCATTAATGACCTCCACGTACTCGGCGGCGAGTTTATCAAGGTTAAGCTCTTCCTCGATGACGCGGAGGTCAGGGTCCTGACCTTCCAGTTCTTCAGTCACGGCCCGGTTGAATCTCACCTGGGCAGCGCCCACGACGGCGTCGGCCTCCAGGACCGCCTCGATCTTGTCCAGGCGCTCGTTGATCGCCTTCATCTTAACCAGGGCGGTCACGTCCACCATGGCGAGGCCAGCGAACGCAATTATGCACCCGGCGAAGCCGACAAGAACCACCGTGAACAGTCGCGTTACATATCCGTGATCGTCAAATTTCATTTGCCACCTCCCCCAGGCAGGAAACCCTTCCCCAGATCACCGTAGTGTCGTTTCCAGTGCGGCAGAAACTGCCGGGGATCGGGATCTCCGCCAAATAGCGGGCTGCTCGCGCCAGCGATTTGTTCCATCTGGCCGAACATCTGTGTGTAATTGGTCTGTTGCTGCTGTGCTGCTCCTGCCCCAAACAGGAGCGCCGCCTCGGCAGCCATCGCCCGCTGCTGCGCAGCACTCTGGATGGCCGCAAGCTCCGTGGAGGTGCGCTGCATACCCGCCGCTACTTCGGGCGGGAACTCGGGTTGTCGATCTAAAACAGGAGGAGGAGTAGCTTGGGGCTCCTGCTCGGCTCCGGCCAATGAGAGCGTATCGTCTGTCGGCGGCACCTCGCGGGTTGGCTCCACCGGCTCAGACGCTGCGACTAGCTTGACTGGGGGCACTGCCTTCCGGCGCGTTGCGCCGAACAGTCGGTCAAGCCACGTCTGTTTCGGTTGTGGCATCCTCCTCCTCCTTTCCTCTTTCTTCGTCCCAATCGACCAGTAGGCCGAGGTATCGTAGTGCTCGTTGCACGTCCTGCTGATCCCGGACGGTCCACGTATGGGGGATGTACCCGTTCTGGAAGTTGATCATGGTCTTCTTCCAGATGAGCAAGATCCCGTGAATGATACGCGGGCCAAGCGATGGGCGGCGCATCAGGAACTCTCCAGCGCCGTATTGATCATTTTCCCCAGCGCCTCTGTTTTCTCCATCCACCGGGCGACGACGAGCTCGCGCTCGTCAGCGTTTTCACGGTCACCCAAAGCCCCCGGCGTGCGCGAGGGATTCCCTGTAACTGTAGAATTTGTGGAGGTTTCGAGGATCTGAAAACCGTGTCTGTTCATGCTGTGCCCCCTTTCACACTATGCCAATATAGCGCAAATCTCTTTACGTGTCAAGTTATATGAGGGTCTTTTCTGGAAGTAGGGGTTGACATGTGAAGAATTGTGCTGTACCTTGGTTGTGTTCGAAAGGAGGCAATAAGAGTTCCGAGCGGCGACAGAAAGGGTTACTTCCACTTATAATGGGGATGTCCCAAGTTCGAATCTTGGTCGTGACCTTCGGGCGCGGTAGCTCAGCTGGTAGAGCACCTAATGTTCCCTTTCGCCCCTTCCCTCGGACATAATTTTCCTGTGGCGCTGGACTGGGTTCCTTCGGTTAACAAGCCTTCGGGCTTTGTGGTTCGAATCCACGACACTCGCAAGAGTGCAACACCCATCCGCTCATCCCCAGGATTTCAAACAGGTTTCGGTGTGGCGCTGTGCGGGTTACTTCACCTTCAAAATGAAACAGCCCCGTATACCCATCCCCACCGAATTTGAAAATTTGAGCTTCGACGCGGCGCTGCGTGGGTTACTTCTTTAGGTGAAAACACCCGCACAAATCCTTCCCGTCGTTTTCGAGGTTTCGTCGCGGCGCTGTGAGGGTTACTTCAGGGGCTCCCCCCCCTGAGCCAACCTACACCCTTACAACCATCCCCGGCGATTTTTTGCCAAAGGAGGCAGTCATGGGTTTCAATCAGCCACGTCCGCAGAACACCCGGGAGACTCACGAGGGGGGCCGCGCCTACAAGATTGGCGCTGAGCAGGAGCTGTACCTCACCATCGTGACCTCTCTCATGTCCGGCGATTCGTTCTACGAGTCGGACAAAGACCGGATCGAGAGGGTTCAGGCGCTGATCAGGGCGAACGTCCTGCAGGGCGATGCAGAGTTTGTCGCCTGTCTGGCTGCCTATGCCAGGGAGGAGATGTACCTGCGGACTGCGCCGACCATGCTGGTTGCGGAGCTTTTCGCGCGGGGCGAGAACGAACTCGCGACGAAGGCCGCATACCACGTTTGGGTGCGCGGAGACGAGCATCTGGAGGCCCTGGCCTACTTCAAGACCATGGGATACAAGCGCACAAAGGCGCTCCTGCGGGCAGTCGCCAAGCGGCTGAACGAGATGAGCGAGAAGGCGATGGTCAAGTACGCAGCTGGCCGGAAGTCCTACTCGCAGAAGGACGCCATCCGCGTGGCTCACCCGGTTCCAAAGGATGAGAAGCAGTCCGCTCTCTTCAAGTACGTCGTCCATGGGTGGGACTCTCTTACCACCGAAGAGGCTGCGCTGTTGCCGCACATCGCCAAGCTGAAGGCGGGGGGCACCCAGACCTGGGAGCAGCACATCTCGAAGGAGGGGTCCAGCACGAGGTCTTGGACAGAGGCCGTCGAGAAGATGGGCTACATGGCTCTTCTGCGAAACCTGCGGAACCTTGTTGAGGCTGAGGTCGATTCTGTGGTCCTGGACAGGGTCTGCAACAAACTGACCGACCAGAAGGAGGTCCGGTACTCGAAACAGTTGCCGTTCCGCTTCCAGTCGGCCTACAACGCGCTGCCGCGAAACACGCCCCAGGCGCTGTTCAACGCAGTGTCGATGGCCGCAGACCTCGCAGCCGAGAACGTCCCGGATCTGGAAGGGGAGACCCTCGTCCTGGTCGATTGCTCGGCTTCGATGCGGGGGTTTGGGGTTTCCAAGAAGTCCGTCGTGACCAACGCGGACGCGGCTCGCTGCCTCGGCGGCATCCTCGTCAAAAAGGGTAACGCGGAACTCTGGGGCTTCGGGCAGGACCCGGTTCGGGTGACTGCTCCGGCTGGCAACCCGGTGATGTCCACCGTGTCCGGCATGAAGGGCATCTCCCGGCATACCGGCCATGCGACCTTCATCGAGAAGGCCATCGAGGCGTCGATCAATGACCGATTCAGGCGCGTGGTCGTGCTGACTGACATGCAGTCCCACGACAACCCGCATCGAGCCGCCCAGAGGTGGTTGGACGCGGACAGGCGTCGGAAGCTGTACATTATCGACATGGAGCACTACGGCCTTCCGTCGTTCGATCCGAACCACCCCGGCGTGGTCATGGTCGGCGGGTTCTCTGACAAGGTGTTCGATTGGATGCGAGCGATGGAGGTCGATGACCCGGTCGCAACCATCCGGTCCTACATCAAGGCGTAGATCGTGCGTTGCATCGCCACCGCCCACATATTCTCTTTTTTCAACTCTCATCTTGAGGGATCGGGGACACGGGCGGGTGTCCCCGTTCTTTTTAGGAGGCATTATGACGCACGATGACCCCTCGATGATCCCACAATGTGACCCGATGCAGCAGGCGCGAGAAAGAATCAGGGACGAAAGTCATCCAATACCAGAGCCCGGCATCGAGCAGGCCAAATACCTCGGCCACGGCATGGTGAACCTCAACGCCGGAGTGGCGTCAAGGCCACAGGGCGGGCTCGACGGCATGTGCAACGTCCTCTACGCCAGCCTTGAAACCCTGGAGACCAACATGGCCCGCCTGGAGCAGACCCTGGACCCGCTCATGGGGCCAGAGGTGCCGTCGCCGGAGGCCCCGAGTCTCCGCTCAGAGCCGATGGTGAACTCGCGGATCGGCCACCAGCTTCAGGAGATGAACAGCAGGATCAGCCGGTTGTCGATGCTCGCGACGCTTCTGGTGTCAAGGGTGGACGTTTGATGCCGATCTACGAGTACAAATGCACGAGCTGCGACCACATCACGGAGCAGCTCAGAAACCCAGATCGCCGGAGCAAACCGGCAGCCTGCGAGAAATGCGGGCACCCTGCGAAGGTGATCGTTTCGAGGTGCGACTTCGACATGAACCCAGACAAGGCGAAGAAACTGCGCCGGAGACAGGCGAGCAAACAGGGGACCGGATAGGTTCCACGTGAAACATGGGGGTGGCCATGCCAATTTGTCCTAAATGTGGTGAACCAGAAGACATACGGTGGAACAGCTACCACGGGGCCTGTGAGGATTGCGTTGGGGTCTACGACATGGATCGGCACCGCGAGAAGGCCCATTACTGCCGATTCTGCAAAGACTGGGCGTCAACCGTGATGTTCAACTCCCGGCTCCAGTGCAAGGCCTGCGGAGGAGGGGTGGAAGTGAGGTTCAAGACATGAAACTGACCAGACGAGGATTCGTGATTGCGACCCTGGTGGCCCCCACGGCTGCCATGGTGGCGCTAAAGGGGGCGGTGGCCGAGACGGTTCGGAAGACCGTGGACGACCCCGAGTTCAAATGTTTCGAACAACTTCCACAGGCACAGCTGCGTGGCGACAAGGCCGTGCCAGGGAACATCGTCATGAGCGAGAGGGACGGCAGGATCTGGCTGGTGATGCCGTTCGGGGTGGCTGACGATTTCTACACCCTGCGCCTCCTCAACTACGAAGACGGCCAACAGGAGAAGGCCATCGCCACGAAGGCAGCGATGCGCCGCTTCCTGATCATCGGCGCAGCCCACCAGGAAGCGAGGTCCAGACCATGATTCACAATTTCAATGGCACCGATGTCATCGTCAACCCCTGCAAATGCGGCTGCGACGAGATCTTCGTCGATGCCGGGATACTAGCTTGCCGGTTCGTCTGCCAGAAGTGCTCGCGCTCGATTACCCACAGCGGCTTCCAGGAGGGGCTGGAGTTCTGGAATGAGCAGAACCCGCTCCCAGAGCCCAGGCCGGAATCGGGGCGAGAGTTCGTTCCCTGTGGCAGGACGCGGGATGTCGACAGTGAGGCCCCGGTCTGCGTTGGCGACAACCTCTGCGACCACTGCGAGGAGATGGTTCTCCTTCACAACACGATCTCAACAGAGCGGGCCCGTCACGATGAGCTGATAGAGGGGCTCACAAAGATTCTGCGTCGATACTTCGGAGAGGATGTGGAGTTTTGAGTCGGCTCTGGCTCCGTTTCTTCTGGTTTTTCATCGGAATGGCAGCGGCCCTGTGGGGCCAGAAAGGTAGAGGATGATGGCGAAGAAAGCGAAGAAACCTGCGATTCACGCACCGGTCAGGTGGACATTTGACGCGACGGTTAACCCACTCGACAAGTTGCTGGAGACGAACGTCAGCCTCTGCAACTCAGCCGGGTGGGCGCGCGGCCCGCTACTGGTTGCCCTGGATGGGCGGAAGGTGACCTGCGGGCGCTGCAAGCGCATCCTGAACGCGAAGAAAAAATGAACAACCTCGAAGACCTCATCATGGAGCTGAAGACCGTCCTCGACGCCATGCTGGAGGCATACCTGAAGGGCGACACCTCGGGCGCTCTTCGGCACTGGGCGCAGGCCGAGAGGCTGCTAATGGGCGCTATCCGGGGCATCATCGCGGGGAGCTGACGCAAGGGAGGGCTGAATGGCTTTAGGGTGGGTATCCAAAGACCGTCACGAGAGAGAGATGTCGCGGCAGAAGGCCAACTTCGAGCACCGGATCAACAGAATCAACGAGAGCAACAAGGAAGAGATCGAGGGGCTCCGCGCCACCATTGCGGAGGCCAACATCCTGAAGTCCAGGGGAAAGCACCCCGGCGACGGCGTGGATCAGTACACGATCCAGGTCTTTGCTGACGCGAAGATCCTGCACCAGCTCGTCCGGGGAAACCGGAAGAACCTCGTGCGGATCTTGGCCGGTCAGTTCGCATACGAGGCTGAGCGGATGCTCCTGGCGCTCTCCGGGCTCGAAAGGATACCGATGCTGCCGGACAACGTGCGCGGCAGGGACTGGTGGATGATGGATGAGAGGAGGGCCCCATGACGCTACACATCTCAGACCTGGAAAGGTTTATCTGCCCGTTGCGGTCGGCAGAGGAGACCGTGACCATTCCGTGCTACGGGCCCAAGTGCATGTGGTGGTACTACCACTCTGAGGAAGAGGGGAACTGCTGCATCGTTGAATTGACGAACCATGTTGGGAGCCTGCATGGGGACCTCTTCGAACTGCGGATGACCGTTGAGGACGAAATAAGGAAGACCGAATGATGAAACACCCGGAGATCGTGGCAATCAGGACCGAGAACGAATACTACAAGACCAACGTCGACAACGTGGAGGAGATCATCTACAGCCACAACGGCCCCTTCATGTGGGCCGGGCCAGCCTTCAGGGTGGCAATGCAGCACCCGGGTGGAGACGCCAAGCGCCTGGACATTTGGGTCCCGTTGGCCGCAGTGATCGAGATCAAGGCTTTCCGGCCATGATAAAGGGGTCCACGCCCGATCTGCTGCGACTCTACTTCGGCCTGGAACAGGGCCGGAGCATCAAGAAGAAAGACCTGCGGGACGAGCTGGTCCGGCGCGGCGTTTCCATCGTGACGACGAGGATGGCGATCCGCGAGATGCTCAACGCGATTGGCTGGGCCGCAGACGACAGAATCCCGGAGGTAGACGATGGAAATGAATAGGAGGGGGTTTTTCGCGTTATTGGCGGGATTTCTTGCCCTTCCTTTCGCAAAACCGGCCAAAAAGGACTGGAAAGCTGCACTGAAGGAGCTGTTTCAGCTCGGTTCGAGCGATAAACGCGTCCTGATCCCGATGTCCAGGGGGAACCTGAAGGCCAAGCTGGCAGCCGAGCACAGCAAGAACGTCGAGAAAGCATTTCTCGGGCTTCGTGGGACGGGAAGCTGGCAGTGAGCTGGTTCTCGGATTACGCAAAAGCGAAAAGCATTGAGGTGGATATGAGGCCAAAGAAGTCCCAGGCGGACCCCTACACCGCCGTTGCCGTCATTATGGTGAACGTCCGCATGTACGAGCTCCAGGCTCGGCAGGCCTATTTCCGCAGGCTCGGTGGGGCCTTTGCGAGGCGGGAGTCGGCGGCCATCGACTGCCAGTACGCGGCCCTGAAAGAGATGCGAGAGACACTGAAAGAGACTGGAGGGTTGGTATGACGAGATGCCCAT